GCTTGCCGGTTTCGTCGCACACGCTGCATGCAATCCGCGTTGCTACCGGGTCTTTCTTGTCGTTCACGGCCTGCAGGTCGGACACCGTTGATTTGTAGGAGAGCGGCCGGATAAAAACGGTTGCCGTGTGTTCTTCGTCGCCTTGCTTCCATTTGATTTGCTTTTCAACAGGAGCGCCGGTAAATGCGCCTATGGTTTTGAGACTTTCGATGTTGAGTTGCATCACTCCCCCGGTTGATGTTGTGGCGGCAGGTAGCTCCCGTTTAACTTCGGTCTGCTTGTATACACTGCCGCCTATGTTGTCAGATATATGTCCGGCTGCATGCGGCCCTATGCCGTACCGGCCCGCCTAGTGTATTCGAGATTAAGGCGTTTTCGGAGTCCAGACAGAACCGCCGGAACGCTGGATAGTTGCCGCTGTAACAACAACGGTGTTCATGGCAAAATCAAGGGGGAAGTCAGAAACGTAACCCTCAAACGTGAACCATGTACGTGTAGCAGGCAGAACAAAGTCCCCGTCGCTGTCAACGGTAGGCGCTGCGGTTCCGTCAGACCAGCCAACCGCCCACTTGATATTCCTGTCAGTGCTTTCCTCTGACAGTTCATGAAGTCGCACGTGGGAAGCATATTGAGGGTCAGCGTTGACAGTCAATGACGCCTGCCCTGGAGTCCTGAGCCCTTTTTTGTAGGTGCGCGCAATCAGTTCTTCAAGGCATGTGTCCTCGATCTGGTCCACTGGCTGCCCACCGGGATTGAATGCTGTAGCACACTGTACCGCCACGATAGACAGGTCATCCGGATCGATGAAATAAACTTTTGTTCCTTGTGTGAGTACGCTCATTTTAATCTCCTTTTTGCGGTTATCGTTTTACAAACCAGTCAACATCAAATGAAAATCGTTTATGTAATGTCTCGGGGTCTGTAGATTCTCCCCGCCATGCCGTAATATGTGCCACCGGTTCTATTACATCCCTTAGTGACTGAGCAACCGCCCGTGAAGATGATTCCGTCATCCCATAAACATCAACCTGAATGCCGAATTTGTCAACGTCAGGAAGATCTCCCAGATAGTTTTCCGGACGTCCGGGAATAGACTGCCATACAACATACGGCAGCGCCACCCCCTGGGGTGCGGAACCGAAAGGATAGCACCTGACAGGGTTTGACCCTATCAAGGCTTTTACGGTTGAGCTTGCGGAAGCTATGGCAAACAGGGGAGCGTACATTATTTACCTATAACCAATAATCGGTCTTTTTTGCGATTGATAGCGTACCCGAGCATATAAAGGCTGTCGTCTTTGCGCCCACTTTCCAGCATATAATCATCGAACTCTACCAGAAAGCTAGTGAATTTTGGACTATATACCACCGTTCCGCGAATCGTTTTTTCCCGGGCAGGAATATCTCGCTGATCGTGCCGACACAGCGCAATATCGCGCCCCCATCCGTCCTGAGCGGTCGTTTCTCTATACGCTTCCTTGTGCTGAAATAACTCAACCCTGTCACCGCACTTTATCATGCAGCCATTGTCGTCAGTTTTGCCTGTATTCATTCCTTCAAACATATTATCCTCCCTTAGTGACCTCGTGTTGTTCTCATCCCAGATTTGCCCCCGCTTGATTTTGATGCCCTGCGTATTGCCCTGTCTATTGATTTTGAATATTCAGTGAGAAAAACGTTCGTCGCTTTGTCTGTGTGGTTTGCGAGAGCAGGCCGCATGAATGGTTGTGCACTCATTTTCTCTGTACCGAACTCGACCAACCGCCAATACCAAGTATCTCCGCCAGGATTATCCTTGCCCTTGCCCTTGAACTCGCCGACGTTACGCGCAATGTGTTGATTAACTGCGCCGCCCAAAACGCCAACCCTGAAACCTAAATCACCTGCGGCTTGATAACGCTTTGTAGCCCACCGCAAAGTGATGTTTTTGTGGATAGCTTGCGCTGTGTCTGAATTATCGATCCGCCATGCATTTGACTGCGCCTCCCTAACCACAACCATTGCCGCTTTACGCAACGCAGACCGCCCGCCTTTACGCCGTAAATCATACGATATAGAGTCGAGTTTTGCAAGCAATTCGTCAACGCCCTGGAGGCTGTATGATATGGTGTCAGACATAATCAGTACCCGTAAATTCCCGCGGCATCCCCTATCCACTCCCGCAACATGCCGATTGACTGAGCGCCACCGGTCATTCTGTGGCCGCAACCGATGCCACCCCGCCCCGGCAAACCCTTTATTCCTACAACGTGCCGGGTATTGGAGATGATTTTTTTGCCCCTGAACGTGCGCCATAGTTCCAGGTCGATGAACTTTTTGTGTTTGGCTACCGCTTGACGGAAGGCCACAAGCCCCGGCCCCTTCACTGCCGTGCTGCACAGGCTGCAATGAGTATTGTTTTGCAGCTGCTTGCCGGTCCCGGTTGCCACGTTGAAATAACGCGCCATTGGTTCGCCCACCAAGTCAGCAGTTTTTAGCCAGTTGTCAACGTCAGCAAGGTATTCCGGTCCATAAAAATCATCATCTTCGATAATCACAAGCCGTTCATAATCCCTTACGCGTTCAAGTCCCGCCATCAGGTTGCGCGCCTGTGTATTCTGCCCTGGTTGCCATACTGGTTCAGGACAAATCAGATTGATAATCCAGTTTTCGCGTCGGAAGGTTATCGGCTGCGGTGTTTCCCCATCATCCACGATGATCCACCGCACCGGCCCCGTGAACGTTTGCGCCATCATCAGCCGTTCGCAGATTGCCCACGCTTCCGGCCTCATCCCTGTGGCTGTCAGCAACACTAGCATTTTTGTAACACCAGCGCACAATTGTAATCATCGTTTTCAAATAGTTCCAGCGAAACCACAATATCAACATCCGCCGGCAGTCGATCAATCACAAATCCCATGCCGAAATCATCATAGACGTGCGCAATATTCGGGGTCTTGGATTTCTCCCTGTAAACTCGCTCATCAGGGAACAATAGGCACAGGAATCCGCCGGGTTTTATTACCCTGACCCATTCTTGTAGCACCCCCGCCGTTTGCCTGAAATCTTCGATACAGTGTGAGGAATACACATAATCAAGGGAATTATCAGCAAACATATACAGGCTGCAGGCGTCGGCAGTGATGTTCTGTGGCTTATCGCCTTCAAAGCTATACCGGTCCGCCTGGTCAAGGGTTATGGCTGTCTCAACGATAGGATCGCCACCATAACCGATATCAAGGCCGTTGCCGATGCAGTATGGCAGGAATAACGATCTATGTTTTGCGGTCTCGCTCATGTTACCTCTATTAGAATGGCCAAGGCGTTTTCCCGATTAGGCACGCGAATTCGTTGCACACCCCTATCCCGTACTTGTTTTTTTGCGGCGGCTGGATTGAAGTCCAGTCATACCCGCCAATTCCGTGGATTAATTTCCACATTCCAGCGCTATTGATCGGCGTTAGATGGTGCGGGTTACCTCTCCTATCCACTTTGTTGTTGGCAATGTCGGCTCCTACGTTGACCAAAACTCCATATCTTGTAATCCTCAACAACTCCCGGACAGCGTTCTCCATGAAACCGTCCGGTATCATTGACAGGACACCGACGCAATATGACCAGTCAAAATGATTGTCTGGGTAATTCAATCTAGTTCTCAGATCACAAAACTCTAAATCAATACTAAACCTTTCCTTGGCAAGCCTTCGCCCTGACTCGGAATATTCGCACCCTCCCGCAGAATAACCTGCATTATGAAGTTGCTGAATCATGCTCCCTGCGCCAGCACCAATATCTCCGATGATATATTTATCTGTGACTGTGCCTGTAATTGAGAATAAATCTTTGAAATAACATATCAATTGGTGAGCACTTTTGTTGATCCTTGCCGGATTTACGCCGTCTGAATACAGCCAGTAATCATCGTTAAACATGTGCTCTTCATACCCTATTTTAACTAGGTCTGGATTGCCATTTTTTACCGCTACCATTCTCTCCTCCGGAAAATATTGAAATGTCTTCTTCATATCCATGCCTCAAATTTTTCTATAACCTCATCAACGGTGATACCCGTCAAGCATTCATGGTTGCCTGTTTTGCAAGCGGTGAACGTTTTAGGCGGACCTTCGTGATGACACCCTGAACAAGGAAGATCCCCACGCCATACAGCTTTTACATCTGCGCCGTTATGCACCCTGTATTCAGGATTCGTGCATCCGAATATCAGAAAGCAACGAGTCCCCATTGCCTGGGCAAAATGAGCCAGCCCCCCGTCCATCCCGAAATACAAATCAGCATCGGCTATTACCTGGTTGATACCGGCAAGATTCCTCCCACCAATCAGATTTTCGCCGACACCGGTGTAAAGCGCCTGAGTCCTGCCGACTTCTTTAACATGGTAACCGCGCCCCTTCAGGTATGCTGCAAAACCCCTGATACGCTCAAGCGGCCATTGTCGGCTATCCCATGATCCTTCTGCGTTGATAACGGCTGTTTTCCTGCCTATCCGGATACGTTTCGCACCCAGATATTGAGGCGTCCGTTTGTCGTCATCAAGTGTCACCATCGCCGCATTGGCATAGGCGTCGACAACGTGCATCTTCGGGTTGCGCTCATATGCCATATCAAGATCGATCACAATATCATATTTCCGTTTTGCCCTGAGATTTGGCCCGCATTCCTTGATGTAATCGCAAGGGGTGAACCATTCAGGGCAGGCTGTTTGGATATACACATGCGCGCCAGGGTATTTATTCAACAGCTCCCGCGCTATCGGCTCAGCCATGAATGAGTCGCCAAGCGCCCGAGTGCGGATAATCAGGATATGGAGAGGGGCGAAATTTCTCAGCCGGATATATTTCTGCCAGCGGTCAATCAGAAATCTCTGATTTGCGAGTTCCTGTTTTTTGAAATCGAAGTCAAGCTTTTCGTTCTTGAAGGATACGTGGTGTTTGTGGTGGATATTAATACCGGGTATCTCGGCAATCTTCATGCCTGCAGCCCTGAGTCGGAATGATAAGTCAGCATCTTCACAAAATGCAAACTTCATATACTTATCTTCAAAAAGCTTTTCGCCAACCGCCGCGACCTTGGCAATAAAGCACGATCCCCCGATGTATTCAGGCGGATTGCTTCTGATCGGCCTCGGCACGCCAATCCCTTTTGCGTTGATGTACCCATGAACTTGAACCGGCCCCACCTGTGCCAGGTTCGCGTTTGATTCAAGAGCCTGCAAAAACCTGTTATCCCATCCATCGGTCTTGAAGATCAGGTCGTTATTCAGTACACAGAAGTTCTCGGCCAAATCCCGATAAGCGGCATATATGGCGTTATGAGCGCCTATAAAGCCAAGGTTTTCATCGTTGCGGACGTAAACCACGTTTGCATGATCATCTGCAACCGATTTGAGATAATCAGCGGTCTCGCTTCGGGATTTATTGTCGGAAATGACAAGCAAAAAGTCGCTTTGAGATGTTGCAAACAGCGATTCGATGCACTCTCTCGTGACTTCAAGCTGATTGTAAACCAACAGAGATATGACAACATCGTATTTACCGGCCATTTTAGCCCCTCAAATTATTTTCACTTTTTTATTTTTTATTGCATTATTTTGCTTGACTATCCTAACGATAGGTTTATACTATAATCATAGTGAAGGACAAATCAAAGGAGGCCACACCATGAAAAACTCAATCAACATTCCTTTCGCCCCGAAAACAGTAGAACTCGAAAACGGTCAGTTTCTTCATTTCTGGTATGCTAACAACAAGGGTCAGGGCCGCACAAACTGCACAATTATTCGTTCCTCATCTCCCCGCGCCGCCGTTTCTGCAAAACAGGAAAGCGTAATAGCCTACGTCAAAACATCGCACTGGGCAGGGCAAGTGAATTTTTCTAAACAGGTACAATCTGATTTAGGTCTGTAAATCTCCCCGCGCCGCCGGTCGCATCGTAACCGGCGAAAGGATTTGAAATGGAATGCCCACATTGCAAAAAAGAAATAAGCCCTGCAGCGCTTCTCGGTTCGATCAAGTCAGATAAGAAATCAAAGAGCAGTGCTGAAAACGGCAAAAAAGGCGGAAGGCCAAAAACTATTAAACCATTACCGCCCGTCTGATACCCCATCAACACACCGTAAGCGCCATTCTATGCGACCTGTTATGTCGGTTTCGATACTTTGGATGTTGTAAATCCGGCCGTCCCATAGTACCCGCCACGTTTCCAGAAGACCGGGAAACCATCTGCAGTTGATCCGCGCCGTCGCTTCAGCCTGGGTCGTGCCGGTCCCCCTGAACTCCCGGCCCGGCCCTGTCAGGACTTCGGCTGGAACGCTGTCAAGTGGAGTATCAGAGTCAAGGTAAGCCGTCTGCCATGTTGTGATAGACGCGCCGGTTTCACTGTCCTGTTCCTCGACCAGCTCCTGAAACTCGATTCTATGCCGTAATCGTTGCGCGTCCATCAGACCCCCATACTAATGCGGTGCGGCATCCAGAGAGTTTCAGCCGCTTTTCGGTATGATTCCCGCTTTTCCGGATCTGCAGAATAATCAGCCTGAACCATCAGGACAAGTCCCTGGAAAGCATCTTCTGCAATTGGCTCTACTGTGGCATCCGAATCAACCTCAATATTACAAAACTGGATATATTCAAGCGATGCGGAGTTGATAAGCCTTTGCAAAAGAGCATCATCAGCCGAATGGATTACCCGTATGCTGGTTTTTACGTCGTCAAGTAGTGCCATTTTTTAACCTCACTGAATTACCGGGATTGTCCGTCCTAATGTTAATGATAATTCGCGGCCTCTGATTATCGGTACTGATCGCCCTGAAAATATCGGTATCTCTCGGCCTGGTCTGTAATCTGTTGTATTGTAGCCGTTCACTGATAATGCACTATATGGTGCAATGCTTGTCAACTCGCCGGTCGTGTCTGCCGAGTTGATTCCGGTAACTGCAAGCGCACCGATTTCCGTGACTGATAGCAGTCCCCTGAATCCGGAAGCGTTGACCCCGGTCAGATTCACCGACCCCGGTTCAGTCAGAGATATAAAAGTCCTGAGACCGGCGGCATTGACCCCGATAACAACGGTAGCGCCCGGTTGTGCCGTGCTTGTTATGCTTCCAACGGGAGTATATAAACCTGTTGAATCCGTTCCTGTAGTTGTAATCGCGCCAGATTCAGCGGATGAAATCAGGCCACGGTAATCAGCGGCATTCGTGCCAGATGTTGGTGTTGCGCCGGATTCAGCAACAGAGAGAAAACCCTTGATACTTGTTGCCGCTGAACCTGTAGCCGTCAATGTGCCAACTGCTGATCCTGATATCAATCCTCTGTAGTCAGTGGCCGCGCTGCCTGTTGCAGTCAGACTGCCGGGATCGGCTGCGCTGGTTGTCGCGCCAGCCCCATCCTCCACCCACACCCACTGAATCTCCGGCTCGTATATCTGCCAGGGGTTGGCGGAGAGGGATGCTATTTCGTCGGGGGAGAGGGCGCGGTCATAAATTAATGCGGCGTTAAATTCCGCATTAAGTGTTGCTGTACTGTATGCCCCTATTTTTGTTGTTGCGGTAGTCGGTGTGGCTATTACACCACTCTGGCTAGCTCGTGTACCCCGTTCCACCCCGTCAACCCACACCGACATATCTGATCCGCTATAAATTCCCGCTATGGTGTGAAATTTCCCGTCAGCAACGGACCCCGCAGGATTCATGGCAACCGTTGTCACTGTTCTGGTTCTAAATCCGACCGTGCCGTTGCTGACCTGATACAGAAATGCACTCATGTTTGTATCACTGAGCCAGCAGGTAATATAGCCACCGCTACTGGCAGATGATTTCATGACAGCTATCAGTGATAGTTGAGATTTCCCGGCCATAATATTAACAGGTACATCCCATGCAGACGTAGGGGTTGCCGCTGATGTAGCAATTCCGTTGGGAGTAAAGGCGGGCAAAGGGGATGTCGCATTATTATTGGCTACGCAATCAAAAGCCGTTTTTCCTGCCTGCTCATTAAACGCCCAAGCACCCATCAACCCTTCAACACCCCAATGCCCATCAGAGCGCAGTGGGGTGTGCAGTGGAGGTTTACTGGTTCGGTCTGTGCGAAGTAGTACGAGTGCCATTATGCGCTCGTGTAATGAACGGGTTTGTACTGCACCACGTTAGCGCTTGCCGCAATTGCAGCGCCGGTATAGTTGATGATAACAAGGCTGAAACCGTCACCTACGTTGGTAAGGGTGAAAGATTTGTTCACCACTTGACCTGTTGCGGTAAACAAAT